AGGCACAAGAGTCGTTTACCGCTCACCTGTCGGCAATCCCTCCCTATGGCAAGAAGGTTTCAGAGAGACGGCTACAGGTCTTGGATGGGTCGGCGCTGGATACACAGGCGGCAGATTTAGGGCTAATTGGCAGTATGGTTTTGGCGTTGCTCCAGATGGAGACATTGACGAAATTGATAAGTCGGGCGCTGAGACTATTGGCAAAATAAACAACTCCGTCATGGTCACCGATGTGATTGGAATTAACTATCTTGTCAACAATCTACCCTACGGCGAAAGACTTGAAAACGGCTACAGCAAACAAGCACCTCAAGGCATGGTGGGACTCGTGGAATTAGAGTTCCCAGAGATTATGCAGAAGGCCCAATTATGAGCATAGCCCTAATCAGGAGGGCTTTAGAGTCTGAGCTAAAAGCAGTCAGCCCAACTTTTAATACAGCATGGGAGAACGTTAGTTTTAAGCCTCCTAGTGCATCAACGCCTTATCAAGAAGTAAACATATTATTTGCCCGACCTTTCAATGCAGAGGTCGCACCTAACCATCAAGAACTAGGCTACATGCAGGTAAAACTCATGTACCCATTGAAGAAAGGAACGGCAGCAGTATCAACAAGAGCTGAGCTTTTGCGTTCGACTTTTACCAGAGGTAATTCGTTCACTAACGGCGGTGTCACAGTGAACATAACAGACACGCCAGAAGTTTTACCTGGCATTGTCGACGATGGCCGATTTGCCATTATTGTAAAAATCAGATTTCGATCATTTATTCCAAATTAACGAGGGCTAGACCATGACAATTGCTCAGAAGATTTCAAAACAGACCGTGATGCGGGTTCAGACTGGACTAGGTGTTGCTGGCTCAGCTACCGGCCAAGTCCTTCGCAGAACCTCAAGCACGTTCAGTGCTACGCGCGATATGTACAGCAGCAACGAGGTTGTATCGCATCATCAATCAACTGGTGACAGCTACGGACTAAAGAAGACTAGCGGCAGTATTGCTGGCGAGCTTTCAGCATCGACTTACCAGATCCCTATTGAGGCGATTCTTGAATCTGACTTTGCGGCTGTTAGTGCTTACAACTCCGGCACCGATACTGTTCCAGACGCATCAGGTACGTTTACCGATGCTTCAGGCGGCTATTTAAGCGCAGGTCTAAAGGTTGGCATGGTTGGACGCTGGACGGGATGGGATACACCTAGTGCGGCCAACAACGCTAAGAACTTTTGGATTACCGGATTGACAGCAACGGTAATGACAGGCGTTTTCCTTAATGGGACTTCTGTAGTAACAGACACAGCGACCGACGATGTGACTTTCACGGTAGTGGGCAAGGTGTGTCTTCCTCCATTGACTTCGCATACTAAAAACTATCTTCAGGTTGAAGAGTATTACGGCGATCTGACCGACTCTGACCTATTCACAGATGTTGTGTGTAGCTCAGTTGAGTTTGCGCTACCGGCTTCAGGTAATGCCACGTTCTCAAGCTCTTATGTAGGGCTTACGCGCGTCTTATCTGGTACTCAGGTAATGGGTTCTCCTACCGCTGAAACCGAAACCGGCATCATGTCAGCCATCAATGGTGCCATCTATGTCAATGGAGTGGCAACACTGATTAGCGGCTTGACTATCTCTATCAGTAACAGTGCGACCCAGACCTCAGCAGAGATAGGTAGCAACTCGGCCAGCGACATCTCTAGAAGCGTAATCACTGTTTCCGGCTCGTTCACGTCGATGCTGCGCGATCAGACTATTTCGGCACTGTACGACGCCGAGACTGAGATAAGCATTATCTGTGCGGTAGCTGCTGACGAAACGGCAACGGCTGATTTTGTGGCATTTACTTTAGGCAAGGTAAAGATCACCGGCGATGCTCCTGATGATAGTGACGCGGTAATGCGTACCTACCCATTCACAGCTCGAATCAATCACGATGGCGGTTCTGCTTTAGCGTTTGATGAAACTATTTTAACCATTCAAGACAGTGCTGCTTCATAGAGCTAAGTCTTAACCTCGCACCCTGCCTCTGTCGGCCCCTCTCTCGGGGGGAAGGCGGGGGTAAGAGCAACACCCGAGAAAGGAATAAACCATGAGTAAGAAAAGCGTAAGTCTTGCCTCACTTGATGCATCAGCACTAGGTGACACACCCTTTGAATTTGAATACCTAACTCAGAAGGGCGAAGGTACTGGCGTCTTCTTTTCAGTGCTTGGTTCTGAGACTGAGACAGTCACTAAAATTGTCAATGAAATGGTTAATGATCGACGCAGAAAAGAGTCAGTTGCGAAGATGAATAACCAATTCAGAAACAAGAACAGCGCTGAATACGAAACCATTGAGAGCGATGTTGAATTTGGACAGAGACTATCTGCTGCTCGATTAGTTGGATGGCGCGGTATAGAGGATGCGTTCTCACCAGAAAATGCTTTAAAGCTATGCAAGTCCAATCGAGACATAGCGGCGCAAATCACCCAAAAGTCAGATGATACTGCAAATTTTTTGAAGCTCTAATTTGTGAGCTGGAACAATACGCAAAGTCGGAGCTTGAATTAAATAAGGCGCAGGATGACGGGGTAAGCCTCCGAGAGCATTTAATGAATCTCTGGAGGCAGTCCGGCGAGAAGCCTGAACTGTTACAGCAAGCAGTTCCTATACCAACAACGGGCGCTGATGTTTGGGGCCACTTTTGCCAACTATCAAGCGAACGAAGCGAGGGGAGAATCACCTCTGGCATGATGCGAGATTATGAGTGGTCCGAGGGAATCACTCTGGAGTTGTGGCAACGCAAAGCAATAAAACGTCTTGATACTGTATTAATGAAATCAAAGGATAAATCAAGTGACTGAATCCACGCTAAAAATTAAGGTCGATTCGACAGACGTTAAGACCGGCACAAAGTCACTTGATGATCTAGCAAAGAGCGGCAAGGACGCCGACAAGTCAACCAAAGAACTTACTTCCTCATCTGATATTCTAGCCAACTCCGTAAAGGCTCTGGCGGCTTCCTACGCTGTTTTAAAGGTTGTTCAGTATGCTAGAGAGGCGGCAATGCTTAGTGCTCGCTATGAGACTCTAGGCGTATCAATGAGGATAGTGGGTAACAACGCAGGTTACACCTCTAAAGAGATGGAAGCGGCTGCTAAGACAATGCAGGCTACTGGTATTTCCATGCTTGAATCTCGCAACCAGGCGGTGAGATTAGTGCAGGCACATATAGACCTCTCTAACGCCTCAAAGCTAGCGCGTATAGCTCAAGATGCGGCTGTAATTGGCAACATCAATTCTTCAGAAGCATTCGCAAAACTAATTCACGGCATCCAAACTGGTCAGACTGAGGTTCTAAAAACTATCGGCTTGAATATCAGTATGGAGAACTCGTACAAGATACTAGCCGAAGAGCTTGGGGTCACTGTCAGTTCCTTAGATCAAACCCAAAAGACTACCGCGATTCTTAACGCTGTCTTTGAGCGTGGATCAGATATAGCGGGAACGTATGAGGCGTCAATGGGTACTGCCGGTAAGCAGATCAATTCACTTGCCAGATACCAAGAAAACCTCAAATTAAAACTAGGCGAGACATTTGACGAACTATTGATCGTTGCCGTCATGGGCTTCACCACTTCAATCAAAGACGCGAACGGTGCTGTTGATGACTTGGCTGCCGAAGATCAGCTTAAGGAGTGGGGCCGCTCAATTACTGACACCTTCGCTTTTATAGCTGACTCAGGTGCAGGTGCTGCTGGTGTATTTAAATTAGTGGGTACGGCGATTGCCGCTAACATCGGCATGACAAAAGCGTTATTAACGGGCGATATGGAAGCCTTCGATGCTATCGCCAATGCCTATGACGCTGATCTGCAAACAATTATAGATTCAACCCATACCTTCCGTGACGCCTTGGAAGAAACCAGATCAAACATGGCCGACAGCAAAGCCGCCGAAGACCTTAAACAAGTAAACAAAGACCTTGAGGCTTCAATAAGATCAACCGCTGACGCCATGAAATCCTCTTGGGAAGAGGGCATGATTAACGCGGGGGTTATCGAAGTAATCTCTGAGAAATTAAGGGATTACATTGCTGATTTAGAGAACGAGCAAACAGCCCTTAAAATGAGCACGCGCGATCAGGCAATGTATAACGCCGAACTTGATGCGCTTGCCTATGGTGCTGGGCCTAAAGCCGTACAGACGGTAAGAGAGCTAGCAGGAGAAAATTATGACCTAGCAGAGGCCACTAAAGCGGCTGAGAGGGCACTGAATGACGCGGCCAGAGCAAGCGAGCGCGCACATAGGCAGATGCAACAAGATTTCTCACGCAGCATGGATAGATTTGGCAGCAGCTTTGCCGATTTAGTTCTTGAGGGTGATAACGCTTTTGATGCGCTGGCTAAATCTTGGGAGCGCATGCTTATCGAAATGGCCGGTCAGGAGATATTCAAAACCCTGCTAGGCGATAGTCCGACTTTCAACATCAACGGTAGCAGCGGGTCTGCTGTAAATACAGCCGCGAGCGGAGCAACCAACAGTCTTATCAGTGGCGCTGGCAGCGGCATAGCGTCTGCTGCCTTGGCTGGCCTTGCTTTTGAAGCGGCCCAAGCAGGATCTTTATTTAGTTCTGCTGTTTCTGGTATCACAGGCGTTAATTCGATGGTGGCACCGAGCACGGCAGCCGGAGGGCTAGGCTCGGGCATTACTGGCGCAATAGCCGCGATACCAGGGTGGGGCTGGGCAATAATAGCCGCAGGCGCTGCTGCTGCAATATTCAATAATGACGATGGCAAGAAGCGAGAAAATGCAGGATTCTTTGTCAACGATACCCCCGGTGCTGTCGGAGACTCAAGAGCATTCGATGTAGATCCTTTTGCTTCTGGATTGGCTGTGACGGGTTTTGCCCGTAGAGCTAGCCAAGAATCGGCGATAGAAGTCATTGATACGTTTAGAGACCTAGATTTTGCATTTGTCGAAATGGTGGCCACCCTTAACGGCGCAATTGATCTCACCAACAAAGGGCTTAATGGATTAGACGAAGAGGCGACGGCGGGGAGTCAGGGTACTTTCTTGGGCCTTGGTGGTAACGGCGGTCTTGGTGGCGACATACCGGCTCAGATTAACTCCTATATAAGCCAGCTTGTGGACAACACAACCGGCCTAGATGCTTCGCTACTTCAAGCAATTCAATCTGCCTCAGACGCCGACGAAGTATTCGCGTTGCTCGCAGATGAGATAGCCAAAAGAGCCGAGGCTGATGCCATTGCCTTGCCCATCCTAAAAGAGAAGAACAAATTACAAGATGAGCTTGACGCTTTAACAATGACGCGAATTGAACTCATAGCAAAAGAGCGCGACACGCTAGACGAAACAAATCAGGCAATATTCGATAGCATTGTTGCTATTGAGAATCTAGGCATAGCATTAGAGGCACAGCTTACTCTAGATGGCGCTCTAGCCGATGCTATGTCAGCTCTAAGGGCTGTTGGCGACGAACTTAGATACCTGCAAGAGAATTCGTTAAGTGCCGCTGATGACGTTGAGAGAGCCCAGCAAAGGATTACCGATTTAAACCGTCAATCTGCTGACAGCATGAGAGCTTTCGCTAAAACCATAGATGACTTTCTAGTTACTCTAAGTCCGGCTTCTTACGGTCAGAATTTAGAGGGCTTGAAAGCTCAACTAACCCAAACCGCAAGCCTTGCCGCAGGCGGTGATTTAGATGCTCAGTCTCAATTAATATCACAAGCCCAAGGTGTGGTTCGGTCGGCCGAATCTAGCAGTGCTACTCGTGCAGACTTCTTTAGACAAGAAGCCTTTGTGCGAACAACCTTATTAGGGGTGCGCGATGCTATCGGGCCAGACCCTCTAGACCCAGAAGCCGAGCCGGTTAAAAGCCCAATAGAGATAGCCGAGGAACAACTAAAATCAGCCTTGGCCGTTCAAGAATTGGCTGATGCAGCTTATGAGGCGGGCAAGGCGCTCACCTTAAATTTATCCTTTGGTGATGAAGACCCATTGCAACCACTAATGGACACTTTGGAACAGCTTGCGGTTGCTAATACTAATTACATAACAGCACTTGGAGAGCTAGAGGAAGCGAATTCAAACGCAGGCATAGGAGTTGACAACCTTACTGGTATGTTAGGTCTGACTGAAACCGAAGCGATGCTTTTAGCTACCTCTCTCGGGCTAACTGGGCAGGCTGCTCTTGATTTCGTTGCAATGATGGGCGAACCGCTTTTTGTTAATACTAACGCTGAGCTACTAGATAATATTGCCAGCATGTTCGCTGGTGCCGGAGGAATGATTGGCGCTGAAATAACAGCTCTGCTTTCTCTGGTAAGCGCAGCGGTTGGAATTGCCAATGCTTCAACAGCCGCAGCCGCAGCCGCCGCAGCATCTCAAG